GCCGTCGATGACACCACCGCCCCGTGCGGTGTGCGCACCACGCGGATGCCCGGGCCGCCGACCATCACGCGGTTGGCGTTGGCGTGGTCGATCGACTGATTCAACCGCGCCGCCGTCAGGGGCGTCTGTCCAGACACGAATCGGCGATAGGGTGCAGCTTCACTCACAGGGCCAACTCCCTGAAGTCGATCTCATCGTACACCCGGCACATCAGCGAACCGTTGCCGACAGGCTTCTCGATCGTCGGAAGCGTCATGTTGCCGGGCGGCCGGCCCGTCGCCGGGTCGATGTAGAAGGCGATCTGCCGCCAGCCGATGACCGAGCCGCCGGGCAGCGTCTGGTCATTGTGCTGGAAGTCATACGAACACGCCCACGTCTCGCCGCCATCGGTGCTTGTCCCCGTGATCGCCGTACACAGCCACGTATGCGTGTGATTGAAGACGTTGGTTGACGTGCCCGGCCAATCCTGCCCGTTCACCCTACCAACGTAGGTGCCTGCCTTTTCGTCCGGCGCGTCGGTCTCGATGCGTGAGTACCGCAGCGACACCTGCGGGCGCAGGACCGACACGCTTCCGACAACCGACGTGCGGCCCTCAGTGGTTGTCGACTGATCAGGCGATGTCCCCGGAGTCCAGGGGATGACGATGTTGTAGCCGATCGTCTGCCCGGGCATGTGGTCGACCTCGATATTCTCTTTCTGGGTGACCTCCTCTTGCTGAGACAGCACGGCTGACACGGTCATCTGCGTCGGCGCGTCGGGGTCGTCGATGATCTCCGTTCCGCTGTCGTTCGTGTAGATGATCTTGACGATCACCTGCTCGGTCCCGCCGGTGGCGTCGACCTCGCGGCGCCGGCATCGCACCGGCCGCGTCGGATGATAGTCCAGGTATCGCGGCAGGCCCGACGTGTTCAGCGCCTGCGCCAGCATGTTCTGGCTCGGGTTCAGCTCACCGATGTAGTACACGTCGGTGATCTCGACTTGGCTGCCCTCTTCGCGGACGCTTGCGCCTTCGATGATCTTTTTGATGGTCGCCATTGTCTTACCTCGCCAGGACGATCGGCATCCGTCCGGTGTTTTTGAAGATTCCGCCGAGCAGCTTCAGCACCTCGCTTTGTCCCTCGACGGCAACGCGCTGCTTGGCCTTTGCACCTGTCTGGCCTGCACCGCCGGGGATCATGGACAGCGCGGACGCTCGGATCACCCGCGCCATGCCAGCCATGCGCGAGCCCGCCGACTTATCGTCTGGCTTTTGCATGTCACGCTGTAACGCCTTGGCGGCGAGGATGTCACGCAGTCTCGCCAGTTGGATCGCATGCTCGTCTAGGCCGGCCTTCTTAGCCTCGTCGATCTGGTACTTGTATCGCGCCTTGATCAGCAGAGCCTCGGCAGCGCCGGTCTGGCCGATGGCCCGCAGCTTCTCGGCATCTATCTGCGTGCGCACGTCGGCCAGTGATCGAGCGCGTTCGCGCTCAATCTGCTCGGCTTGTATCGCCTGCTGCTTCGCCGCTTCATTCGCTGTTTGCGCCTGCTGCTGCGATGCTTCGGCGGCCGCTTGTGCTTCCGCCTTCACGCCCAGCTCGATGGCCTCAAGCCGTTTCGCCAGAATAGCCTTGGCGTCGGACAGTGCCGACTCAAGCTGCTTCCGTTGCGACATCTGAAGCCGCTGGACCTCGGGGTCCGTGTCGCTCGCCCGCTGTTGCGCTTGCTTAACCTTTTCCAGCGCAAACAGGCTGGTGATTGCCCCGACCGGCCCGGCGATGCCAAGCAGGCCAGTCATGGCCAGTTCGCCGCGCCCGCCGGCTTGATCGGCTGCCTCTCGCTGGCGCAGGATCAGGTCGGCCAGTGCCTTTTTGGCCTTGTCCGTCGCGTCCCGGTACGCCTGCATCGCGTCGAGCCTGGCTTTGGCCGGACCCTCTACCGATAGCATGGCCTTCGTGCGGCGTAGCTTGTCAGCATCCGCGGCGCTCTGCGCAAAGCCCGCCTCCGCCTTGGCCAGTCGCTCAGCTTCATCGGCCGCACCGCTCAGTGAGTTGTACAGCTCCCGCACCAGCGCCACAGATGCGCCGAACCCGAACGGCAGCCGCGTGGACATGTCCACAAGAGCACCGCCCGCAGCGTTGGCCTTTTCCATGTCATTGCTGAATATCGCCGTTATGGCCCGCACGCCGTGAATCGCAATGCCGACGCCCGCTATGGCGCCCTTGAGCGCCTCAGCACTGATCAGCAGCTTGCCGAACCCGGCGAATAGAACGACATCATTAGAGATTTTCTCCATCTCCGCGCCGGTCTTTTGGACCTGCTGCTTCGCATAGTTTAGTGACTGCTGTTGCTCATCAAGCTTCGCGTGGAAATCCCAGTATAGATCGCCGATCTTGCCGTTACTCATGGCCTACCCCTTCCGCTTCCGGCGGGCCTGACGCTCGGCGTAGGCGCGATGATCGCGCTTGCCCGATTCCATCTCAGCGATGTCGCCGATGCGGTCAAGGTATCCATGAAACATCTCCCATGTCAGGGCCATCGGGTCAAGCCCAGGATAGAACCGGCGGAGCAGCGCGAACTGCAGTGTCCAGTCGACGACCTCTTCGGTCAGTTGTCCGCCGCCGTAGGGTCCGCATCGTCGCCGCGCTCCTCGACCTTGGCCGCCACGGCCGACGGCTTGATGCCGAACACCAGTTCGACGGCCAGGGCCTGTAGTTCATCGACCGGCACAGGGATCGCATCGACAGCAGCGGCGTCAGCCTGCGGGTCCAACCGCTTGAGACTGGCGAGCAGCACGTCGCTGATGCCGACCGGTGATGTCACGTCATCCCACAGTTCGTCACGCGACAGACGCTGCTGATCGAACTCCATCAGGTGCTTGAGCCTGGTATCAGGCTCGACGCCCGCGTCATCGAGTGATGCGAGCAGTTCAGCCCGCCGCCTTGCCAGCCAGGCCGCCTCAAGTTTGGCGATCTCAGGCATACGCAGCGGCGGGAACCGATACTCCCTGCCGCCGATCACTCTGACGACATCAGCTTGAGCCGCAATGATCAGTTCAGTGTCAGCCATCGCATGTACCTCCAACCCCGGAAGGATTCATCGGGTTACGATACCGCCCACGCCTCGGCGATCACGCCGGTGGACTCGAAGTCACACGTCACGTCCATCTTGCCGTCGACCGGGCGAGACATCGACACGCGCGTCACGACGGCGCTAAATGTGAACGTACAGCCCGTTGTGCCTGTCAGCACGACAGCAGCGGTGGCCGCCGCCATGCCGCCGACGGTCATGGCTGTGGTAGCCAGCGCACCGGGGATTGGCTCAGTTGTCGCCGCGCCCTCGCTCGCCGTCCCGGCCGCCGAGCCGGTCATCGAGGCGATAACGGGCGCCTTCGTCCGGAACCCGCCATCATCAAAGCCGGTCGTGTCCACCGTCTCCATGGTGTAATCAGCCGACCAGCTTGCGAACTTGACGTTGTACCCGGCGATCGTCACGCTGCCGCCGAGGCCTTCAATAGTTGTCCCTGCCATTGCAAAGCTCCTGTTAAGGCGAGACGTTCGCCCAGATTGTCCATCGACTCATCACGCGGATCGCGTCACCCTCGACAACCGGGGCCCCTCGATCCAGCGCGTACATTTGACCGCCAGCATAACCGCTGATCGTGACGCTGGCCGTATCGCACAGCGTGATTAATTTCGCATTCGTCGCCAGGATGGCAGACGCGCCGTCGTCGGCTTTACCCCACAGGTCTATCTGCACCTCCATGTCGATGTCGGATGACGCGAAGAACCGCCACGGAACGTCGCTACTGAGTTGCATAGTCAGCAGCGGCAGCGCCGCGTCCTGCGGCCCGACGCCGTGATAGATGCGGCCGCCGACAGCAGCGTACAGCGTGCCGACGCCCTGCGCGGTGGTCAGCAGCGTGTAAATCCCATCGGCTACAGCGCCTGCACTCATGCCATGCCTCCACCCATTACCCGTCGTGCGCCGATCTGTGCCTCTCGCTGCATGCTGGACCGTGCGAGCTTGACGGTCGGACGCATGTACGGCCGGGCGGGCAGCCTCACAGACTGCTTGAGGACGAACAGCACCTGCATACGGGCGTTCTTACCCTTGCCGATCATCCTCACCAGCAGCGGGTCTTTACCCTTGCGCGGGATGTAGGTCAGGTCCGCCCTGCGCAGATCTCCGCCGAACTCGCGCATGACCCGCTGACCCTCGACGCCGATCGGAACGGGTAGTGCCTTGACGTTCACCGGCCTGATTATGCCGCCGTACTCCTGAATCCGAGCGTATGGCAGATTCGTGCCAATCCGGACCGTCAAGCCGCCGTCCCGTATCTCGTTGATCGAGCCCGGGCCGTTCACGCCGAACGATCGGCGCAGCATGCCTGTCTTGACGGCTGGCGGGCCGCCTGGCTGGCTTGATCGCCCGCCTTGCCCGATATTGCTCGCGCCGCCAGCGCTCAGCGTCTTCTTAACGGCTTCCTGATACGTGATTGAGCCACGCCAGACAGCGGCCTTTGCCGCCGCCTGCATCAGATCAATCATCCGCTTGTCCAGATTGGCGTAGGCCATTAGAGCGTTTCCTCGCAGATCAATCGCTTGATCGCGCCATGCTCTTGCAGGTCCACCACCTCGGTTACCTCAAATGTCTTCGTGCCGTAGATCACGCGGTCGGTCTCGACGATGTCGTGCGTATCATCGACGTACAGGCGCCACATCCGCCGTGTGCTGTCCCGGCCATAGCGGACGGATTCGGACCCGCTCATCGGCTGGACCCGAGCACGCACGCCAGTGAGGTGGCTGGACCACGTCCGGGTCGGCGAGCCGCCCGAGTCGACCGCATCCGTCTGGCGGTTCACCGTGATCGTCTGATCAAGCAGGTGTGTCGGTGTTGCGACCATCAGCGGATGTCCATGTACGGGGCGAGCCGGGCGAGCCGGTCATCGCTCAGTTGCACCTGGCTGGCCAGGCTGTAGCTGTAATCGCCGAGCGATTCGCTTGCGAGGTTCGGATCGTGCTGGCCCGATCGGAACGCCTCAGTCACCATCTCGTTGCACAGCAGGTTCAGATCGTCCGGCAGTGTCGAGTAACCCGCGCGGTATTTCACCAGCACGTTCTGCATGCCACGTGGCACGCCCATCGGCGCCGTCTGGCCGGTCCAGGCGATGTTTGCCCCGCTGATGAACTGGCCCCGGCCGGTCCGGTGATCCCATCTGACGGTAACGTCGAACTCACCGGGGAACGTCAGATAGACGATCTGGTCGTCGGCATCGCCCGCGAAGTCCATATTCAGATCGAGCGACGGGCAATCCGAAATCAGCGGGCCGGTCCAGCCGGTCAGGGTCGTTATCTGCGTGGCCACCGCTGATGCGCTGGCGTAGGTCGCGAAGTCCACATCATTGGTCGTCACGGCCCCGTCTGATGCGATCGACTGGCATCGCACACCGCCCGTGTCGCCTTCGTCGCTGTGATAGACATCGACGGTGGCCCTGATCGCCGCGCCCGTGTACGTGACGCTCAGTGCGTTGGTGGCACCGTAGCCGACGCTGAACACGTTGATGAGCGGCCAGTGCTTGAGCGTCAGCGTGTCCTGCCGGCTGCCGTCCAGCCATTCGCGGTAGTTGGCCGCGGCGAACCGGCGACCGCAGTACCGCTCGATCCGATCACTCACCATGTTGATGAGCTCGGTCAGCAGGTCGTCATCGCCGCTGCCGGTGATCCGCAGATGCCGCTTGACGCTCGCCAGGGTGGTGAGCGCACGGCCATTGAGCGAGATCGCATCACCCTCGGCCGCCGACGCGCCATCCCACGTCAGATCGCGCGACCCGAGCAGCAGATCGGTGATCGCCGGGCTGCCACCGGCCTGGACGTAGAACTTGACGACGACGCGCGTACCGGCGGCGATGGATGTCGGGAAGTCGGCAGAGTACATGTCGCCGCCATCGTCGGTCAGTGCGGTGTCATAATCGCCATCGCCGAGATCGGCGTTGGACCACACGTCCCACGCGGACGCGACGGCGTCCCAGACCTTGGCATCGCTGTGGCGTCGGATCACGACGTAGCAGGTCGAGCCCGATTGCAGCGTCAGTGTGAACTCGTTGGCCATGACTTACCCTTTTCGATTGACTGCCTGACGATTGACCATCTTATCACGCGGTGGGCCGTCGATCGCCTTCGTCGGGACCAGTTCGACAATCCCACGCGGGATAAGCAGTTCGACGATCGACATGGCGAGCTGGTCGGTTTCCTCGCCGGCGCCGTGACCGCACCAGTGCTGCTTGAACCGCACGCGCGGGTAGGTGCTAGGGGGTGTTGTGTCGGTCATTGCGCTGACTCCACAGGCTTGCCAAGCTCGCGATAGTCGCTCACTCGCTGGCGGATCGGACGCATCATCCGGTCCGGCCAGGTGATGTCAAACTCCATGTGCCCGATCTTGACGTGGTTCGCCTGAAAGAGCGAGCGGCCGCATTCGGCCCAGTGCTTCCAGAAATACACGTCGGGATCGAGGTGGCCGTCGTCTTTGTTGTACGCACCACTGTCAGACGGCACATCGCGGAACCACGGCAGCGGCACGGCCTTCAGCGCGTCGACGCGGATCGCAGTAAGGCCGAAATGCGCAGTGCCCTTCGTCAGTGGCAGCAGCTCACGCTCGAGCGATGCCGGTGCCAGGCGGGTAACCGGATTGCCCGCGTCATCCCGCAGCGTAAACAGCGGCTGGGCCGATTCGCGTCGGATCTGGCATGCGCACAGCGCGTCAATCGCCGCGTTGCCCTGCATGATCTGCAGCAGCTTCGCTACGTCGTGCTGGTCGTACACGCTGTCGTAGTCGATCGCCAGCAGGATGTCGGAGTCGGCCAGGTGCTCACCGAACCCCTGCTGCATACCCTGCGTCCAGAACACGCCCTCGAATCGCTTGAGAGCGATCCCATACGGTGTCAGTGCTTCCAGCGCGCACCACATGTTGAGTGCCGGGATGAAGCGGGGAATGGTCATCACACCGGTTACATTGGCGCCGAAGCACTGCTTGCAGAATGCGGCCTTGTCCTGCCGTGACGCCCCGCCGACCTGCGGATCGACCACGGCAAGCCGGGGATCTGCGGGTGCTGGCGGTGATGGCGATGGGGTGACCGGCGGTGCGGGCACAGCGGCCGGGTCTGTCGCCGGCCGGTCGATCTTCGGCGCCTGCCCGTTGCTTGGCTTGGTCGCCCGAAGGTTCAGGCTCACCGGCAGCGATGCGCAGTCCTGCTGATCGGAGATCCACGGCTCAACGTTCTCCAGGCCTGCTGACACCAGCGTACTGGCGAGCAGGTCGCGGTCGAACACCACGCCATGCCGATCGTTCTCATCGCTGTGGCTGCCCATCAGAAAACCCTGCACATCGATCTGTTCACCCTGCATGTACCGCTGGGCGATCCACTGGAAATCTGGCACGGCTACCGCCAGGATGCCGCCGCGCTTGAGCACACGAACCCAATCGGCCAGCACGTCCATTATCTGCCGATGGCTGAAGTGCTCGAGGATGTGGCTGGCCCTGATCTCGGCCACGGTCTCATCGGCGTAGGGCAGCGGGTAGACCTCGCCGCCGGCCTTTCGGTCGATGTTGACGAAGCCCGGCAGTTCGTTGGCGCCAGCCCCGAGATTGAGCCGGATCGACCCGTCCTGTGTGTCTGCTAAATCCATGATGTTACCTCCACCCCCGGGTTGTCAAAAAGTGCTGCCCTCCAACCCGCCCGCAGGGTCGCCCCACACGGGCGAGCTGGAGGTAACAGCAGGATACAACGAGTCAGATCAGCCGCTGACCAGCACGTCAACCACCGAGCTGGCCGTGTCGGCCTGGTGGGCTCCCATCGTGCCAGCCGTGGTCGGCATGGTCGCTGCCCGCGAAAGCAGGGCGTGCGATCCGAGCAGTTGCGTGGTCGTGCCGCTCACCGCCAGGAAGATGTACCTGGCGAGCGTGCGGGTATCCACGTTGAAGATTTTCACCGTCTCGATGCTCGTATTGCTGACCGGGATGGTGAACCCGCCCGTGCCACCGCCGACAAACGCGGCGATGTTCGTCGCGTTCGAGTAGCTGGTGTCTTCCGATTCCATCAGCGAGAGAGTGGTCAGCTTGGTCGTGGCGTCGCTGGTGGCGATTTCCAGACTGATCCGGCAGTAGTCAAACCCCTTAGTATCGACGTAGCCGGTCGTGGTCGCCGCATTGGTCGCGCTCGTGATCTGGATCACAATCGCTTCCTTGTCGTTCTGAAATGGCATCATTGCCTGTACCCCTTTGGTCTTGGGTTAATCGATCTCTCGGACAGAGCCTGTGGCCCTGCCGTTACGACGCGGCGCTGATCAGCCCCACGATCGGGCCGGGCTCGCGCGATGCAGCGGTGGCGCTCGCGTTGCCCACGTCGTGGACGTTGATATCGAACCGCTCCGTGCCTCTGATGCCGAGCTCGTCTTCCGCGAAGTAGATGTGCTCGCTCGTGGCGATGGTCGTCTGGCGACGATCACCGAACGTCGAGGCGAGCGACAGGTCGCCGAGCAGGGCGTCGATCTGGCTGACGGCGTCGGTCTTGGGCATGACCTGCGTGAACACCACGTCATATCCGATGAAGCGCGGCGTTCCGCCCGCAGCGATGTCGGCCGACGTGTTGCCACCAGCAGCCAGTTTGAGCTTCTCGCACACCGTGTGATAGACGGTCTTGTGCATGTACCAACGCGTATTCGGCGTGTCGCCGAACGTCGGCAGCTTGCCCACGACGTTGTTGAACTCAGCCAGCGTGAAGTCGGCCATCGTGTCATTGGCCGACACGACCAGGCCCGCGATGTTGGCGATCGTCGCGCTCAGCGCCTTCAGGGCCGGGCTCACGCCCATGATGCCGCTGTAAGTCGCCGAGCCGTCGCCCAGGAACCCGCACTGATCCTCCTTGAGCGCGAACGCATAGGCGATCTCGCCGGCCAGATCGTCGGCGATGCTGATGATCGCATCCTCGGCCAGCTCGGAGCTGTACTTCGTCAGTACGCCGAGCTTCCTGGCCGTCAGGTTCACGCGGTCCCAGCCCTTCTCGCTCTCTGTGGTCGCCTCGTTTTCGCCGACCCAGTAGGTCGTGAGCCCGCTTGTCCGGCGAGGGATGCTCAGCGTGTCGGCGGTCATCGGGGCCACGCGGGCGTTTGCGCGAAATACGCCGTACATCTCGCGCAGATCGATGAGCGTGTTCTCGAACTGATCGGGGACGAGGAAGCCGCCCGCGGAGTTGACGCCCTCGGTCTGCGCCTTGGCGATCGCAAACCCGTTGGTCTTGCACCATTCGGCGGACTTCTCAGAGCCCCACAATGCAGCCATCGCCCAACGACCGAAGGCATACGCCTCCTCGACCGTCTTGAAGTTCCGCATCTTGCCGAACCTCTTGACGTTGGCGGGCAACGTGATCTTGGGCGCATCGGCCTCGCCGCCGATCGGCGGCTTGCTGTCCGCCAACTCCGCCTTGATGCTGTCGCGGACCGCCTTGACGATCTGCGGCTTGATGCTCGCCAGGACATCGGCGGGCGCATCGGCGGGCTCGTCTGCCGGTTCCTCGGCCGGTTCGGCGCCGACGAGGATGATCTCCTCGATCTCGACGGGCTCGCCGTCCTCATTAACGACGGGGATCTGCTCCTCGCCCTCGCCCTGCTTGAGGAACGCCTGAATGCCCTTTTTGAGAGAGGCCGCCGTCTTATACTGCGCGCGCAAAAGCGGCAGCACCTTCGTTTTGAAGTGCTTGAGCGTAATTGACATGTCTGTACTCCGGATTGACGGTGAAAACGCAGGCTCGCGCACGATGCGCTTACCCTTGCCTTCGCGTGTCAATCCGGCTCAGCAGATGTGCTATCCGGCTCTGGCCCGCAGTGGCCCTGCCATCCGGCTCGGCGTGTGCCATCCGGCTCGGCATGCCCGGCTGTCATGCTGCATTCTACTAGCTGCTCAGCGGTATATCAAGCCCCGGGCCCTGGCGAGCTCGTCAGCCACCGTCTGTATCACCAGTTGCCTGATCTGCATCGATGTCGGTGCTACTGGTCGCGGCTTGGGCTTGGGCATCGACTGCAGGATCAGCCCGATCCGCTTGATCTTGACCACCGCCACGGCTGGCGGGTCGGCCAACTGCCATCCGATCGCCTTGGCATGGGCCGCCGTGATGATGCCCTTGCTCACCGATGAGATCAAGGCTTCCTGGTTGGCAGGTAACGCGGTTAGTGAGAACTCCAGCAGCTTCCACTTGCTGTACACCCGGGCGCAGCCTTCCCCGTACAGGTCGCGGTCCTTTTTGGACGGCGGTCGGCTCTCGATGGGCGCGAACCCCACTGATACGCCGCAGATGACACCCTGCTGCATCAGCGAGTGGATCGTATCAGGGAACCATTCGCCCGGATGGTCGGCTGGTCGGCTCGCCATTCTGGCGACCGCTGACCATCCGGACTTGCCAGGCGTCAGCTTGGTCGACGTGGCGATCGGCCGATCGTAGTCATGGTTCCAGAACACGACCGGGTTCTTGTGGTACTCGTCAGCCTGGAGGCCGGCTGGCAGCAGAACCTCACCGTCCCGATCGACGGCATCGGTGGTGATGGTCGCCTCGAACGTCTTGCCGGTCGGCCCGGCGCCGGCGGCCTTGATCGTTGCCGTCAGTGCCTTTGTCTGTTTGTCTGCCATAGGTCACCTCGATGCCGCCAGACTCAGCCGCGGCGGCGTTGTGTTCAGTTCGGGCGGAACGGTGCCGCTGTTTGCGCCGTTCCGATAGTGGTGATTTATCACCGGTGGCACGTCCGGCCAATGCGTGTCCATCCGATTATACGCTCGCGGTAGCCACAATGGGCAAACTGGCGGCCTGGCGGCGTTGAACACGGCATCCAGGTCGCTATCCGTGCTGGCGCCCTCGTGGCCGGTTGCCACCTTGCTGACCCATCGGATCAGCAGTTCCAGTGCAGGCGCCGTGTAGCGAAACAGGATAACGCCACCGGCGCATGTGAGTCGATGCCCGTCGCCGTCGATCCCGATCGTG